CCTTTGTTAGACTCATAGCTCCTACCTTAGTATCTGACTGGGAGATGGGTAAACATATAAAGGTTATCTCTGAAAAGCTACAGCAGATACAGGATGGGGATCTAAAGAGGCTGATGGTCTTCCTACCACCACGTAGTTCTAAGTCTGTTATCTGTTCTAAGTTATTTCCTGCATGGTATATAGGACAAAACCCTAACCATGAGATACTGACAGTCTCACATAGTGATCAATTGTCTTCAGACTTTGGTAGGTCTGTAAGGGATATAGTTAATAGTGAGACATTTCAAGAGATATTTACAGATGTGAAGCTAAGACAAGATGTACGTGCTGCTGGTAAGTGGCAGACTAATCAGAAGGGATCATACTATGCTGCTGGCGTAAGATCACAGATAGCTGGTCGTGGTGCTCACATAGCTATACTAGACGATGTGATGTCTGAAGAAGACTCCTTCAGTGCGGCAGGTAGACGATATGTAAAGGAGTGGTGGCCCTCTGGTCTGCGTACCCGTATCATGCCTAATGGTTCCATTGTTATTATTAATACCAGATATCACCACGATGATCTGTGTGGTTGGTTACTTAAACAGGAACAGGAGATGCATGACTATGGTACTATTCCTTGGGAAGTCATCAAGATCCCTGCATGGGTAGATGAAGAAACTTCTGATTTACTAGACCTGCCTATTGGATCTTCCTACTTCCCTGAATGGAAACCCGAAGAGATCTTAAAAATAGACGAGGAAGAAATCAAAGCCACTAACGGTACTAAGTACTGGGAGTCTCTCTATATGCAGAACCCTACACCAGAAGAGGGTGGCTTAATTAAAAAGAAGTGGATTGAGTGGTGGCCCTATGATGATCCACCATCCTGTGAATTTATTATTCAAACATATGATACAGCCTTCTCAACTAAGACTACGGCTGACTATAGTGTTATTCAGACATGGGGTATCTTCTATGCACCGGAACAATCCCATACTGGTGTAGAAACAAATGAGGCTCAACTAATCTTACTGGGTAATCTACGTGGTAGGTATGAATATCCTGAATTAAGACGTATGGCACAACTATCATATAATGAACATAAACCTGATGTTTGTATTATTGAAAAGAAGGCTAGTGGTCAGTCTTTGATACAGGATATGCGTAGAGGTGGTCTACCTGTACTGGACTATATGCCTGATAGAGATAAGGTAGCTAGGGTATATGCTGCTACTCCATCACTAGAGGCTGGGCGTGTCTGGTTCCCCAAGGGTAGAAAGTGGGCTGAAGAACTAGTAGATGAGTTAATTACTTTCCCCAATGCTGCACATGACGATCAGGTAGATGCTATGACAATGGCTGTTCACTACATGAAAGACTCATGGAACCTTCTACATCCTGATGATCCTGAATGGGAAGATGAACCTAGACATAAAAAAAGAGTTGCGTACTGGAACTTTTAAGTGTATAATATATAGGATAGAGTGGAGGATAATATATGGCCGTTGAAAAGAATCCATACGATACAACTAAATCTAATGTTGTTCCTATGAATATGGAAGTAGCAGAAGAAAGTGAAACATCTTTTGAGGTAGAACCCGATGGTGGTGTTACTGTTGACTTCGGATCTGAAGAAGTACTTTCAGATTCAGAAGAGGGTATTGGTCTAGGGGAATGGTACGATGATCTCTGTGGAGAGATAGACGAAGATGACCTAGACGATATTGCTACTCAAGTATATGACAATTATCAAAGTGATAAGGAATCCCGTAGTGATTGGGAGGATATGTTTGAAAGAGGTTTCGACTTACTTGGTTTGAAACTTCAGGATGCAACAGAACCATTTGAGGGTGCGTGTACGGCTGTCCATCCACTACTGATTGAGTCTGCCGTTAAGTTCCAGTCTAAAGCCTCACAGGAACTCTTTCCTGCTGCTGGACCCGTCAAGACACAGATTATAGGTAAGCAAACTCCTGAAAAGGAGATGCAAGCTAATCGTGTTAAAGACTTCATGAATTATCAATTAACAGAACAGATGACAGAATACTTCGATGAGTTTGAACGTATGCTGTTTCATTTGCCATTAATAGGATCAGCTTTTAAAAAGATTTACTATGATGCGAATCTTAAACGCCCTGTTTCGGAATTTGTACCCATTGATCAGTTTTATGTTTCTTATTACGCTAGTGATTTGCGTAGGGCTGATAGGTACACTCATGTCATCTATCGCAGTCCTAATGATCTTAAGAGGGATACATCTGCTGGGATCTATGCTGAAGTAGATTTACCCCAAGCTGGCGTTCCAGAACAAAGTGCAATGGAAGAGAAGATGAATACTATTCTTGGCTTCTCTCCATCTAGTGATAATGATCCACAATATATTCTATTAGAACAACATTGTTATCTTGATTTACCTGAACCATACAATGATCCTGATGGAGTAGCACTTCCATACATTGTAACAGTAGAAGAAAGATCTAAAAAAGTTTTAAGTATTCGTAGAAACTTTAACCAAGACGATCCGAATAGAGAAAAGAAAATACACTTTACACATTACAGATTCGTTCCAGGGTTCGGTTTCTATGGGTTTGGCCTAATGCACTTCTTGGGTAATCTTACTATGACTGCTACGGCAGCTATGAGAGCCTTAGTAGATGCAGGTCAATTTGCGAACTTACCAGGAGGTTTTAAAGCAAAGGGTGTACGGGTAGTTGGTGACAATGATCCCATTGCTCCTGGTGAATTTAAGGAAGTTGAGTCAACTGGTATTGATCTCTCAAAGGCTATTGTTCCCTTGCCATATAAGGAGCCTTCCTCAACTCTCTACCAGATGCTCACATTTGTAGCAGCAACGGGACAAAAGTTTGCTGATAGTTCGGAACAAGTAATTTCGGATAATGCTTCTTACGGTCCTGTTGGTACTACAATGGCTCTACTTGAAGCATCAAGTAAGTTCTTTAGTGCAGTCCACAAGAGACTCCACAAATCTCAGAAAGATGAGTTTAGGGTGTTGGCCTCAATTGATTATGAGTACCTACCTTCTAAATATCCATATGAGATTCCTAATGCTAATCAGCAAATATTTAGGAAAGACTTTGATGGTCGTGTAGATGTCTTGCCTGTGAGTGATCCAAATATTCCTTCAAATGCACATAGGATGATGATGGCGCAGATGGCACTTCAACTTGCCCAGAACTCGCCTCCTGGTATGTTCAACTTAGAAGCCTTAAATAGAACTATTCTTAATTCAGCTAATATGCCAAATGTTGAAGAGATACTACCACCTAAACAACAGCCACAGAAACTTGATCCTGTATCAGATATCATGGCTGCAACTAAAGGATTACCAATTGCAGCTTTCCCAGGACAGGACCATGAAGCACATATTCAGGTGAAGATGGCTTATCTTCAAGATCCGGCTAATGGAGCTAATCCTATTATGCAACGGATTGCTCCTGTTATTCAAGCTAATATTCAAGAACATTCTGTTATGAAGTATCAGGAACAGATGAGTGGTATGACCCAACAGTTAACACAGGGAGCACAAGATCCTGCTGCTATTGAACAGGCTATGGCACAGGCTGCTCAACAGGTCATGCAAGCTAATCAGATGGCTGCACAGGGAATGGGACAGTCTGTTGAACAACAAACTATTCAATTACAAAAAGATCAATTAATGCTTGAGAAAGAAAAGTTAGATTTAACCTCTCTTAAAGATACGGCTGAAATGCAACTTAAGAATAGGGAACTTAATCTTAAAGAAGATACCTTAAAGGTTCAGACCATTAAACAGGGTGCTGATGCATTAATGAAATCAGAGGAAAAAGAAAAAGATCGTTTAGCTAAAGAAACGGAAAATGCTTTGAAGATTTTGTCTGATGTATCAAAAGTAACTATCGAAGATGAAACTAAAAAGAAACTGAAGTTAGCTGATATTAAAGCTGACTTCGCTAAAGAAGAAGAACGTACTGAACGTGATATAGAACTAGAAAATATTAAAACCCACAGAGATGAAAGACTAGAAGGAGAGGAATAAATTATGAGTAAAGCAAAAAATCAGGGTGTATGGGGTAATAATAATAACAGTCGTTCCGTTGGTGACTGGGATGATGTAGATTACTCTAGCTGGAGTGTTAGGGCTAAGAAGGGTATTACAGAAGAATTTCCATCTGATACCTATGATATTCCAAATCCAATAAAGAGTACCCGTGAAAATAAAGGTCCAAGTTTATCATAGGAGATAAGAATGAAAGAATGGATAAAAAATTTTATTATAGCTGGACATTGTCAATGCGGGACTTCATGTAAGGCTATGTGGATTAGTTTAATTGCATTGGGTATTTCTATCTGGGCGATTGTATCCTAATGGATATTTGGGATGAAGTAATTACATCTTATAATAAAGAAATAGAGACGTTAAAAAATTCTCTAGCATCTGGAAGTATAGAAGACTATGCTCACTATAGACAATTAGTAGGATCTATTAGTAGTATAGAATGGTCACGACAACAATTAACTGACATACTTAAACGTAGACAATATTCAGATGACGAAGAGGATTAATAAATGAGACAACCACAACTAGCTAATGCTATTAAGAATGACGAATGGATCGATGCGATAGACGGTGATGTAGAATTAATTGAACCACCGCATCTTCCTGGGTTCCATATCCTAGTCAGACCTTTTTCCGTAAAGGAAAAGACTAAGAGTGGTATCTTTATTCCAGACTCATTAAAGGATGATATAGCTTATCTTACTACTGTAGGTAAAGTAGAAATAGTAGGTGACTTAGCCTATCAGGATGAGCATAAGTTTCCGAAGGGTCCGTGGTGTGAAGAGGGTGATTTTGTTTGTTATGGTAAACATAGTGGACAGAAATTATTCTATCAGGGCCAACGGTTTATCTTACTATTTGATGACCAGATCCTAATGCGAGTAGACTCCCCGAAACACTTAGATCCAACATTTAATCTAAGTTAATAAAAAACTTGCGTACTAGGCACTTAATAGTGTATAATATAACCATTAGACGTAAATACGTTTGACTCGTCAACAACGGAGAATATCATGAGTGAAGAAGAAAAAGAAATTGAAGTAAAAGAAAGTGAAGATGGTAGCTGGAACCAAATTACTATTCCAGAAGGAGAAAATATACAGGTTGAAGTTACAAATGAACCTGTAGAAAAAGTTACCGCTGCTGAAACTAAATCAGAGCCAGAGCCAGAAAAGTCTGTATCTACATCAGATGATCCTGAGTTGGATGGTATTGAAACTAAGGGAGCGGAAAAAAGAATCCGTAAATTAATTCGTCAACGTAAAGATCGTGACGAAGAAATTCAAAAGTTAATGAATCAAAATAATGATCTTCAATCTAAACTAAGTACTAAAGAAACTGAAGTTACTACGAATGTTAAACATAATATTGAGTTGAGTTCAAAACAAGTTGAAGATAAGATTGAATTAGCTAGGGCTGCATATCTCAATGCATTCGATAGCGGGGATAAAGAACAGTTACTTCAATCACAAGAAATTTTAAATCAGGCTCA